AACTCAAGTAACTCGATCCTAGTTCTTAGAGATGGGACCGTTATTAGAAAAGATCATGGTCAACCTAGTGGAACCCCGAACACTACAGTTGACAATACAATAGCTCATTTCCGCCGTTTGGCCTTTTGTTGGCTCGTCAACGGTGGACCGGACTGTTATGATACTTTTATAGCACATACGCGGTTTGTTCTATATGGGGATGATAATTCTTACTCATATAGTGACTTTGCCGCGCCATTTATTTCGGGTGACCGTTGTAGGTGGGTGTTTGAGAAGTTTTTTAAAAGTTCAGTTACCGGAGTCGGGTTGAAAAAATGGGATCAGATGGATTTTTGCTCGCATTCATTTAGATATAAAGATGGGGCTTATTTGCCTTGTCTTAGTGAGGTTCGACTTATGAACTCACTTTTATTGGGGGGGGGCGATGTTTTCACGTGCTGGGAGAGAGCGAATTCGATACGAATTCAATCCTATCCAGATGATGATATGTATAATTTGGCGACAGATTATTGTTATTATCTTTTGGATAAGTATCCTATTCTAGATCGTAGAATGATGCTTCCAGATCGAGAGATACGCACTCTCTTTTTAAATCCGGAATCGGCTGGCCGTAATAATACGCCGGTTTCAAAATATCATAATGGCCACAGATGCCCAACGAGCAAGGAGGAGGAGAAATCGAGCGAAGCGAACTCAGCTAGCGCAGGCAGCGCGGGCTGTGAATAATTCGCAACCACGAGGAGGAGGACAACGTCAGGTGGCCGTTGTTCCTACCCAAGTTATAGCCCCAAGATCGCGAGGACGCGCAAGAGCCCGCGGTCGCGGTTCAGTTCCATTTCGAGCGTCAACAGCATACGGTTGGATGTCCCAAGGTACATACCAAAATCTGCATCAAAATAATCCCTATATGGCCATGCTGATACAACCCGGAGCTTTTAGCATGAGGCTCCCAGATGAAAATTCGCGACCTAGTGCGTTATATTCATCTGAGCGGTATATATCAGTAACAGGCAATAGTGCAGCCGGCACGCCCGATAACGATTCAGGCAAGTTCTGTTTTATAGTTCGGCCAGTCATCGGCTCTAATGTAGCTACCCATGCTAGCACTTACGCAGCACAGATCTTAGAATTTGATCCATCCATTGATTGGAACCAGGCTAATTTCCAGAATGGAGCTAACTACATCGTTTTCAATGACACGAATACAACAACGATGGAGGGTGTTCCTAATGGTGGAAATACTGCGTTTACAACTTTTGGTATGGTTCGAGATTATCGACCAGTTGCGATGAGTGTTTGGTTTCAATTTCAGGGAGATACATTAAATGACGGTGGCCAAATCGCTGCGTGTTTGGTTGATGGGACGTTGCTTCAACAAATTTTTACGAATGCACCTGTTGCGCCAGGTTATCTTCAGGAATATGCTAATTTGTCAGTGGTGCCAGGAGCGTATGATGGATCACTCCGTAAGGGGTGTTACACGTTCTGGTATCCATGGGACATTGGAGATTCCGATTTTAAACCGCCCTATAGTACGGCGGCAGCAGGCATTCAATCGGCAGAGTTATATAATTATCCAGCCATAGTAGTGTCTGGACGTACAACAAAACCAGGAGACATAATTGGCAGGCTAGAGGTACGAATCATTTTTGAGTACACTACATCATCGAGAGTTCCAGATACTGAGAGTTCACCCGTAGCACCGGAGCTCATAACTCAGGCGCGAAAAATTCTCTCACGTATACCTACATCGATGGCTAATGACGAACATAATGGAATAATTCAACAAGCATTGTCATTAGCGGGCCCAATGGGAGCCCGTGCACTTAGAATTGGTTTGCCTATGGCTATGGCGGCAGCTGGGCGTGCATCAGGAGCCCCTTTAGGGGGGATTCGTGGTGCTATGCTCGGTCGTCGTTTTGCGCGATTGGCCCTGGGGGACTGAACTTCTTTTGTTCTGAAAGAAGTGTCCTTTTTTCTAAATTTTTAGTTTCATTTCTTTCTTTCCTTTTCTAAAAAGAAAATAAAAATAATAAAACATCTGTGGCTCGTCACAGCTTCAGACAAAAATCAAATATAAAATAAAAGCCTTCGTGAGTGGCGCAAATATTATGCTCTTACCACCAGGCGTTTTCCACAGCAGTGCGGCGACTATGCCCGTTAACTAGTTTTGGATTACGGTTGTTGGTAACAGTGAGATGTTTGTTTAGCTTATGAAGAAGTGTGGTAATCTCGTTTCTTAGGATTGTTGCACTTTGTGATTTAGTTCATAAAGTGTAGCTTTTCGAAGATTTGGAGAACACAAAAAAAA